AAAGCATTTAGTTATTTTTCTATTGTAGCTAAAAATTATCTGATACTACATAATAATGCTAACTATAAAAAATTAAAAAAACATGTTGATGTTAGTAAACTAAATAACTATAAACATAATAAAAATGAAGAACATGATGAAGATATGTTAGCTTTAACAGATGATGTCATACTTTATTTAGAAGAAAATATTCAAAACATATTTAAAAAACAAAGAGATATTGATATTTCTTATGCAATTTTAGAATTAATAAAACAAAGAGATGAGATAGAAAATTTTAATAAAAAATCTCTTTACATATTAATAAGAGAAATGACAAATGTAAATACATCACATATTACTAGTGTTGTTAATGTTCTTAAAAAACATTATAAAATTATTCTACATAATTTTTTTCATAGTAATTCCAAACAAGATAATAAAATTAGAAAATTTTTCTAAATTATATACTAATCAACAAATATTAAACCCACTTATCTTCAAGTGGGTTTTTTATTTTTATCTATATTTTTACAAATTCTATATTTATATATGAATAGTTACATACAAACGGAGAATGTAAAAATGTCAGATAATAAAGAAATATTCAAGGGTAAAACATTTCAAGATTTAACAAAAGATATTTACGAAAATACTACAAAGCGTAAAGTTCAAATAGATTTGTTAATATCAGAGATACATGGATTTATTCAAACTATAGATGATGTAGTTATGGTTGCTCCCATAATAAAAGAATATATGGATACTGCGGTTAAGAACGATGAACATCTTGTTAAATTAGCTGGTGTTTTACAAAGAATTATTTCTAAATCATCTGGTAATAATGATGAAACAATGTTACTATCTGATGCTGAAAAGGATGAATTGATGGCTACACTTCAAGATACAGTTGATGATTTACAGAATGAAAGTGATAAATTAACAAATATAAAAGATAAAACAATTAATTTGGGGAATTAAATGGGTTCTGTTTTAAGAAATATGAAAGACTCTACAGTAACAATGCCTTTTGGTAAAAAAGCTAATGTACCTCAGTTTATGCAATTTGTACCAGGTAGAGCAGAAATTGTAGTACTTGACCCTACTGATTATTTTGCTAAAGGTTCTGATTTAGTATCTTATGCTGAAAATGTAAATTCAATTATAGCTTTTCCGTACTATAATAAAATAAAAAGAAGAGCAGAACTTTATAAAGATGGAAATTGGGATAACTATAGATACTTTCCTTTATTAAGGGGTATGTATGAAATGCCCGCACAAGGAGACCCAGTTCTTTTATGTACAATTGGAGGTCAAAATTTCTTTTTAGGACCATTAAATACTGAAAATAATGTAAATTGGAATGAAGATTTATTATTAGGAAAAATGTTTCCAGCTGCATATTCTAAAGATAGTGGTGAATTACCACCTCCAACATTAACAAATCTTGCTTTTCAAAAAGAAAAACAAAGAGTAAAACTACAAAAAATTATAGATAAAACAGTTTCTGATGCAAATCATTTAAATTTAGATAATCCAAAAGGAAGTGCAAATATTACACATACACACGGTGATTTAATGTTAGAGGGTAGACATGGTAATAGTATTAGAGTTGGTAGTAGATATAAAGACCCATATATAATTTTATCTAATGGTTTGGGTATCGGTGATAGAGTTGAAACTTTAGGTATAGGTTCTACATTAGCTTTGATAGAAAAGGGAAGTTTATATCAACATTTTCAGAAATATAATACGGAAGTAGGTACTGGTGAAGGAATCATAAATACAATAAGAGGATTACATTTAGCTTCTGATAAAATTAAAGATAATAATAGAAACTTACAATATTCTTTACATTTGACAGAAAATTTAAGTGAAGATTTTACTCCAAGTCAAGAAATATATTTGTATAACAGACCCCAAATACTTATTGATAGTCATAGAATAACTTTAAATTCAAAAGATTCTGATATGTATTTATCAGCTAATCCTAAAATACATATGGCTGCTAAAAAAGATATAACTATTACCGCTGGTAATGATTTAATAATAAATTCTAAATATACTTATTTAGGAGCCCCATCTAAAATACACCATTATAATGTGGGATTAGATGATGGTGATGAAAATAAAAACACAGATTTACCTGTGCCTGAACCGATGATTTTAGGTGAACAACTTTATACTGTTTTAAATGAACTGGTTGATTGTTTAGCATCAGCTTGTTATGTTGGACCTTTGGGTTCTCCACTACCACTTGTCGACCCAATGATGGTTCAAATAGCAAATGCTGATAATCCTAAATTTGAAATAAGTGGTTCAACAGATGCGGCTGGAAATCCATTAGGAAGAAGAAGTTTAACAAGTATAAAAGATAAATTAGAAAGTATAAAAAGTATATATCATTTTATAGAAAATAATGATGAAGAAAAAAATCCAACACAAGGTGAATCTTCTCAAGATGAGAGTACTGGTGGTAGTGCACAATAAATTTAATAAAAATAAATAAGAGGAAAAAATGAAAAAATCAGAATTAAGAACAATGGTGAGAAAAATAGTAAGAGAAGAAGTTGCAATGGCAATTCAAGAAGTAATAACTGAATTAAAACAACCAACTCAATCTCAACCAACTAAACCAATTCAAGAAAAACATTATTCAAAAAATAAAGTTTTAAATGATGTATTAAATGAAACAGCTAATGGTGATTGGAAAACATTAGGTGGTGGTGAATATACTTCGGATAGAATGAATGAATTGGTTGGTGGTCAATACGCTGATATGATGGAAGATACATCTCAAACAAATGTAAATTTAGCTGCTTCTATGGGAGTTAATCCAAATACTCCTGGTATGGATTTTTTAAAAAAAGACTATAGTAGTTTAATGAAAGCTATAGATAAGAAAAAAGGATAATAAATGGCTATTGAAAAAAGTCAAAAAATAGGTAGTATACCAAGTACAAACTATGTAGGACAGACAATAGATGAGTTACGAGATTCATCAAAAAAAGATAAATTAGGTTTGTTAGGAAATTTAGTACTTGCTAAAGCTGAAAGTGACCAATTGTTAAGAGATGAACAAGAATTTAAAGAACCATCAACCGTAACACCATCACAGCAAAAAGAATGTGAGGGTGTACGAGATGCTATTATAAAATTTTTAACAGACCCAAAATTATATTGGACTGTTTCTAAATTAAAAGCTTCACTTGAAATTGAAAAATTTGAAACATCAGGACCTGTTGGATTAAAATCTGACAATGTGGTTGTAAAAGGACCTGTTGTTAGTGGTGGTTCTTCTCCTGGTGGTATGTTACCTGGTGCTATTGGACAAGGAACTGTTACTGAAAAACTTGTAATGAGTAAAACTGGTGGAAAACATGGTAGTCAGTTAAAATCATATGGACACGCGTATATAGGAGAGGGAGACATTACAGAAAATTCAGATACTAAAGAAGTAAAGAATGAATTTACAGCTGTAAATCTTTACTTTGATAAAATAGACAAAGGATTAATAAAATAAAATGGCAATAAAAGATACAACAAAAAAACCTTTTATAAATGATAGAGATGAAAATATTTTTATTGGAATAGATTTACCCATAAGAAGAGGTGATGGTGCAGATGGATATTTTGCATCAACATCTACAACTATTGAGGCTGTAAAAAATAATATAAGAAACTTATTACTAACTGAAGCTGGTGAAAGAATTATGCAACCTCATTTTGGTTTAAGTTTAAGAAGTGTTTTATTTGAACAAATGGATGGTGATTTAGATTTAGAAATTCAAGAAGATATTTTAAATAAATTAAATTTTTGGTTACCATTTGTTAATGTTGAAGATATTCAAATATTTGGAATAGAAGATGATGGTAATTTTGATAAAAATACTGTAGCCGTAAAAATTGATTTTAATATAAACCAAGACCCAACAACACTTAGTTCAGTACAAGTAGAAGTTAATCAAACTGGCGGTGATATTACACCCGTTAGTGATGCTGGTGGATATTAACAATGGAGATAAATAATGCCTTATAATGAAACAGACTTTAAAGAATCTAATGTAAACTATTTAAATAAAGATTTTAGTGACATAAAAAAATCCTTAATTGATTACGCTAAATCTTATTTTCCAGATACATATAAAGATTTTAATGAATCCTCACCTGGTATGATGTTAATAGAAATGTCAGCGTATGTTGGTGATGTGTTATCATTTTACATCGACCAACAATATAAAGAAATGTTGATGCCTTTAGCGGAGGAAAGAAGAAATGTTATAAATATGGCAAAAATGATGGGATATAAAATAAAACCATCAGTTCCGGCATTTGTTGATTTAACATTTTATCAAAATGTAAATGCTTCTACAGAAAATCCAGCTACTATAAATTATACTAGTGCTACAAATTTTGACAAAGGTTTACAGGTTCAATCATCAATAAATTCAGATATTATATTTGAAACTTTAGAATATTTAGATTTTCAAATAACCGCTTCAGGTGATACCGATGTTATACAAACAACAAATTCAAATACACAATTAGCAGAAACATACAGAATAAAAAGAACAGTCAAAGCTATTAGTGGTAAAACTAAAACACACACCTTTTCTGTAGGAGCTCCAGAAAAATTTTTAAGATTAACTTTACCTGAAAAAAATGTTATTGATATAATTGATTGTGTTGATTCTAATAATAATAAATGGTATAAAGTAAACTATCTAGCACAAGATAAAGCAGCACTTGAAACACATTATTCAAACGATGATGGTAGAGAAAGTGCTTATTCTTCTTTGGTAGAAGGAACAACCGAAATTAGTGATATAGCAGTTCCATATTCTTTAGAATATATTAGAACAGAAAAAAGATTTATAGTAGAAGTAAATGAAGACAATACAACATCACTTGTATTTGGAAATGGTATTTTAAAGGGAGATACAATAGGTAGTAATTATTTACAATTAGAACAGGCTGGAATAGTAATACCAGGTCAAACTACTGATTTAGAAAGTTCAACAAATCCTCTTCTTGGTGATGAATATTCTACTCTTGGTGAAGCACCAAACAATATAACTTTAACCATAACATATAGAACAGGTGGTGGTATGTCTAGTAATGTTCCTGTAGGAGATTTGGGTACACTGGTTAATACTGGATTGGGATTAAGTGTTACAAATGAAATACCTGCTCGTGGTGGTAAAAATCAAGAAACTATTGAAGAAATTAGAAACAATGCAACAGCTAATTTTTCTACACAAGATAGAGCTGTAACAAAAGAAGATTATGAAGCTAGAATATTAAATATGCCATCAAAATATGGTGGGATAGCAAAAGTATATGTTTCAAGGTCTAGTGTTGATGTAGACAATACTGGTACTAATTTATATTCTGGTTTAAATCAAGCGGTACAAGATTTTCAAACCGCTTTAGGAGAAGGTGGGGAAATATTTAACATGATAAGTTCTGTG